AAGGCGGAATTACGCCGTAAGGAATAAGATAATGCCTGACTTCTTAGATAAACGTGAACCAACAACCAAACGGCAGCTTACTAGTCGAACAGGCGCACAAGTCATGGGGGGAGAACCCATGTCTACAGGAGAAGGAGATAAGTTGGAGGCTCTCATGGGCTTCTTGGGTCTTCTAGCAGGTGCAGCACCTGTGGGCCAAGCCTCTCGTGCTGCAATACCGTCAGGTAAACTAGCGAAGGATATGCTCTTACCAAATATCCACCAAGCTGATCGAACAAGACCATTGTTCGAATACTTCTTGAAGTCTCTGAGGGTGCCTGGGAATGCACCGTTTAGCCGATGAACCAACTTCTTCCTCAAGGTGGTGAACCACTTACATTAGCTGATGGGACTGTCATCAATCCTGAAGATGGCTGTCCTATCGCTGATGAAGAGACTTTACTTGTTCCTATTCCTAACTACGAACAACTACAGCGTAGTCATGTTGAGTCACATAAAAGTATAGCAGATCTACCTGCCCCGCCAGAACAAATGAACACTCTATCTGTTATAATGTGCTATAGTGCTTTCGGAGTGTCAACTAAAGACATCTCGACTATCACGGGATTAACAGAAGATCAGATCGGAACTATCAGAACTAGTGATGTCTACAATAAAGTGCAAGGTGAGTTCATTGAGTCTATAGTATTGGATGACGAAGATGGCGTCCGATCTTTCTTCAGGCTACAAGCTAAGAATGCTGCTGCGGTTATGGCGTCTTCGCTTAATAGCGATAATGAGGCAGCCCGTCAGGCTGCTAGTCGTGATATTCTTGATCGTGCTGGCCATCGTCCTAATGATGTCGTTGAGCATAGACATAAAGTTGAAGGCGGATTAAAGATAGAACATATTCGTAGAGAAGACGAGGATATACCGACGATAACAGTTGAACATAAAGAGGTAATGTAATGGCAACAGTTAGTGATCTAAGTGGTAATGGTGGTGGTCGCAGTGGATCAGGACCAGAGAACGAATACAATCGTGTAACTTCTACAGCTAGTGCGTTACATGGTACAACTACTCCATCCTTCGTTGGACAGAAAGGAACTGACACAACCAATGATCAGAATTGGATTGCACAACGCACTGATGTTAGTAGCTCTACTGCACTGGCAAATACTGATTGGGCTCGTATCGATTAATATAAGTGTTTCTTACTAATGTCCACATTCCGTTTATATGAAGACTCTCTACAAGAGAGATTTCTAAAGTCCACTGCCAAAGTACAAGTCTTTGGCGGTGGATTTGCTAATGGGAAAACTTCTGCTGCATGTATCAAAGCATTAGAGTTTGCCAAAGACTATCCAGGGTCTAATGGGTTGATTGCACGTTCTACATATCCAAAGCTTAACGATACAATCAGGAAGGAGTTTCTAAAGTGGTGCCCACAGACTTGGATAAAGAGCTTTCCAAAATCACAGAACGCATCGAACACTTGTACATTGACAAACGGAACGGAGATCAACTTCAGATACATTGCACAGCAGGGAAAGGGATCACAAGACAGTACTACATCCAATCTACTGTCTGCGACATACGATTGGATTATCGTGGATCAAATGGAAGACCCAGAGATCGTTCACAAAGACTTTCTGGATTTACTGGGAAGACTGAGAGGAATGACTCGATACGAAGGCATGGATTCGAAGATGCCCCGTACTGGGCCTCGACAATTCATACTTACTTGCAATCCGACCCGAGGCTGGGTATACAAGAAACTAGTTAAACCTTTACAAGACTTTGAAGCAAGGGGAATTATAAGTGATGATCTAATGTGTGAGATGGATGAGGATGGAAGCCTTGTCAGAGACGAAAACAACAGACCCATCCCAATCCTTGACCTCTTCGAAGGAAGCACATACGAAAACAAAGAAAACCTCGAAGCTGATTTCATACAAACGCTTGAATCTACTTATAGGGGCCAGATGCGGGACCGCTATCTACTTGGTAAATGGGCGGCGTATGAGGGTCTGGTTTATCCAAGTTGGGAAGAGGCGATACACGTTCTCAGTCACGACTCTATCTTGAACTACTTTCGTAACTTGAGACAAACACATAAAGACATCACAATACTTGAAGGGTATGATTACGGAATGGCAGTTCCTGCATGTTATATGTGGGGTTTTGCAGACTCTAGGGGTAATGTCTTTTTGGTTGACGGATGGTACGAGAAAGAGCTAAGTGTAGACAATCATATTGAGCTTATAAAAGCTCAACGAGCAGAGTATACATTGCCACAGGATGGTCATCTCCTATCAGACCCGGCCATATTCAGGAGAAGTTCAGGAAATAAGAATCTAGTGGGTAAGTCAATAAGCTCTATGTTCCTTGATGATGATATATTCTGTGTTAGAGGTAACAACGATATAGCTAATGGTATTGTTAAGGTATCTCAGTATCTACAGCCTATAGGTGGACACGAGAACCCAATACTTGGTACATATGGAAGTCCTCATCTATATGTATCGGATAAGCTGGAGTTCTTCATCGATGAGATCAACGATTACTACTGGAGAAAAGATACAACTGGCGATGTCATCGACAAGCCGAAAGATAAGAATGACCATGCGATGGATACAATCAAGTACATGTTATCGCACCGGCCAGAAGTGGCTGTCCTCGTTAAAAAACTAGCACCCAAAGACCTTGGTTGGCGTAAATGGGGTGAGCGCGATATACAAGATATAAGGAAGAAGGTAAGATATGGCAGACGATCCAACTCTACCGTCTGAAGTAGAACAGACAATAGAAGAGACTACTGGCGGAGAGATTGAAGCGCCTAGACCCGCTAATAGAAAGCAGGCTCCATCCTATAAGGTAGTCGGTGACTCTAAGATTCCCGTATCTGATAAGCAAGGATCAGTTTGGAAGTCTCGGAAAGAGATCGCCATCAAGTCGCTTGGTGATCTACCAGAAGCATGGGAAGAAGCAATAAGATACTTCGAGAATGATCAGACAGGTCATAGACAGATCACATCAAGGCACGGTGTCGGAAATAATGTCGGCAACCAACGTATAAACGAGAACGTAACAGAGACTGAGAATGTTATATTCGCTAATGTTACAACAATGGTGCCAACTCTATACGCCAGGAATCCATCAATAGAAATCACTACAGATTCTGAACAGTTTCAACGTGCAGCAACACAAGTTGAGAGGCTTGTAAACGCGATTATTGCAAAGAGAAGCCACCCAGGAATTAGTTTAAAGTCTAAGGCAAAGAGAGCAGTTGTAACATCTCTTCTTACCAACAGATCATGGATAAATATAGGATGGACGTTTAAAGATGACTCATCCGATAAAGCATTTGATGATTTACAACGTATATCAGAAGGATACTTAAAAGCTGATACTACGAAAGAGATAGAAGAACTAGAAGGCCAACTGGAGACTCTCGAAAAGAACATAGCTATTCTAACTCCTGCTGGGCCTTGGGCGAAATTTAAAGGGCCGCACCAAGTTCTAGTTGATCCAGCATCAGAGGAAATGGATGCCTCAGATGCTAAGTGGATCATGGTAAGTGACTTCATGCCTACTCAAAGCTTGCTTGCTCGTTATGCAACCAAGGACCGTGACAGTAAGCAGTGGAAGTCCATATTTGCCCCTACACACATAATGAGGATGAGTAGTGATGGTGAAGACAGTCACGAAGACATCGACGCGTTCTCCCTCTTCCAAAGCGGAAAAAGCGCCAAAGACCACGGGTTCGAAGACGAAGAGTCGTTCGAGGCGGCGCAGCTTACGTTAGTTTGGTTTGTCTGGGACAAAGTTACACGACGTTTATTACTCTTCAGTGATAAGGATTGGGCTTGGCCATTGTGGGTCTGGGACGATCCTTATCAACTGGAGAACTTCTACCCGATCTATCCTCTCACGTTTCATCTTGGTCCTGCTGGCCCAATGACTAAAGGCGAAGTATCCTACTACTTAGATCAGCAAGACGCTATCAATGAGATGAACGATGAAGAGAAAAGAGCGAGACGATGGGCGCGTAAGAACATATTCTTCAATAAGAACCTGACTAATAGAGATGATGTAGAAGCTGTCCTTAACGGTCCAGATGGAACTGCAAGAGGACTTGATCTTCCTGAAGGATTCAGACTTCAAGATGTTATTGGTTCTGTTATTCCACCAGGAATCAACATAAGAGAGTTATATGACAAAGAGTTAAAGTACAGAGCTATTGATCGTATAAGCTCTGTCTCTGAGACACTTAGAGGAGCACAATTCAAGACCAATACAACCAACGATGCTGTTCAGGCTAATGTATCTGCTAGTAACATGCGGGTTGACGAGAAATCAGACGCAATTGAAGACTGGCTCGGAGCAATCGGCTGGGGATTAGCTCAAATGTGTCTAATAAACATGGATCAGGAGATGGTAGCTTCATTCATTGGTCGAGAACAGGCTGAAGGTTGGGTCAATTACTCTCCAGAAGAGATTAGAGCAAACTTCTCGATGCGCGTTGTAGGTGGAAGTTCTAAGAAGCCAACCAGTCAAGCTAAGAAGTCAGAAGCATTAGAGATGGGCCAAGTTCTAGGTCAGTTCGTAAATGCTGCACCGGGACCAGTTCTAACTATAATGTTACAGGTCATGGAACAGGCATTCGACGAAATAGTTATGAAACAAGAAGACTGGACATCTTTGAAAGAGGCTATAGCCCAACAAGCGCAGCAAGGTCCAGGTGGTGGCGGTGGAGGAGCCGATCCTAAAGAAGCCATCAAACAGTTATTAAGTCAACTACCGCCACAACTACAGCAGCAAGTTGTTGCGGCACTTCAACAAGGTGGCGCTGCTGGCCAAACTATGCAGTAGAAGGGGAAAGTAAATGGCAGACGATATATTAACAACTGATGATCAGATTCTTGCAAGTATAGGAGAAGGTAGGGATGATTCTGACTCGGAGACGACAGATAGCACGACAGAGGACACTTCGGCGTCGGATGAAACATCAGCACCTACAGCCGATAGTGGAGGCTATTCGAACGAGCCGCAAGCTCAGGAGAATCGTGGTCCCCAAGACCTTGTTGGACAAGGTGGAGAAGTCATTGCAAGAGGAGGAGCAGAACGAAGGGTCTACGAAAGAACAGTAAGAGAAAACCGTGATCTACAAGGTGAATTAAGAGAATTACGTGCACAAGTCCAAGCATACCAAGATGGTGGAAGCTTAGGCACACAATTCAACCTAACACCTGATGAATTATCTGCTGGTGCCCAGTTGATGGAATCATTTAAGCAAGATCCTTCCGCAACAATAAATCAATTGTTGACACAAGCACAATCTCAAGGTATAAATGTAGATGGCGTTGGTGGCCATGGTGTTGACATGAAGTCAATGCAGGACATGATCAACAATGCTATTCAACCGCTGACAGAAGCACGTCAGCAGGAACTTGACACACAAAGACGAACTGAAGAAGCAACAAACATATACAATGACTTCTTCGACCGCTTTCCTGACGCTAAGGTCCATGAAGGCGCGGTTGCCCGGCTATTAGAAGAAGACCAGTCTCTATCTCTTGACGCCGCGTATTACAAACTTCAGTCATTCTACGCATCTCGTGGATTAGACTGGAAGGTTCCTCTCGGTACTTACATTCAACATGCAAGAGAAGCACAACAGAGTGGAAGTAACGGAAGTGGTAATACACAGCAAAGTGTCCCTGCTGGTGGTAGCATCGTCCCTGATGCAAGTAGCACAGATGAAGCTAACCTAGCAGTGTCCGCTGACACATCGATGAGCGACATCATTAGACAAGCCATCAATGAGTCTGGGATAACTTAATCAATAGATCGGAGAAAACATGGCTAGTACTCCTATTGCCACTGTTCTCGCCGCAACCTTGACGCGGTCCCGTAAGAAGCTAATCATGGCTTCTGTAAAGTCTAACTCTCTTATGGCTTGGGTCTTCGCCAATCAGCGTGTCGAGACTGAAGACGGTGGTCACGAGATCACCAATCCTCTGACTGTTGGTCGTAACCCAAACATCAGTTCGTATGAGTACTATGATGAACTCCCCGTAGCACAAACGAGTGAGTTTGACACAGTGACGTACAACTGGGCGCGGGTTGCTGGCTCAGTCATCATTTCAGATCAGGAAGAAGATGAGAACCGCGGTGCGGCTTTGATCTTCAAACTAATGAAGGCCAAGATGGACGTACTCGAAGAGTCCATCAAAGAGAAGTTCAGTTCGTACCTCTATGCTAGTGGTGCTGGTACTGATCCTCAAGGACTTGGTCTTATGATTCCTGACGATCCCACAACTGGTACTGTAGGTAATATCAACCGCGCAACTGAAACTCAGTGGCGTACTTCTGCCTACGACTTCAATGGAAACATCGACTCGACCAACATTGAAGAAGCTTTCGATGACATTCTTATGGACTTGACACTGAAAGGTGATAAGCCAGACGTGATGCTCACCGGACGTAACTTGTACCGACACTACCGCACAGCGGTACGTGACAAGGTTGTCATTAACATGTCAGAGTCCAACTCTGGCAAGAAGATGATGGACCTGGGCTTCACTGGAGTGCGACATCAAGGTATTACAATGTTGTATGATGAAGACTGCCCTGTTAACAAGGCATACTTCATTAACTCCAAGTACCTCCGACTGCACATTCTCAAGCACGTCAATATGAAAGTCAAAGAGTTGGTCGCCCCTTGGACGATCGATGCAACTGGCTCGCGTATTGTCTGGCAAGGGCAATGGTGTATGTGGAGAGCCTTCCGCACTCACGCAGTTCTTATTAACGAGTAAATAGTAGGAGAAGGGGAACTACTATGGCAGATGTAAGACCTAGATTTGAAGTACACGAACTTGGTGGCGAGGTAAAACGAGAGAAGTTCAAGTACGATGACGATAGTAACCTCGTTAAGTACACTGAAGACGAACCCGCTGGATGGATGGTATACTTTCCAAATGGTTCATCTGTTCGTATAAGAACCGAGGCAGAGATGGTTAGGTGTGGTTTCTTTGAAGACCCAGAACTTGTTGATATGGAAACCGGCGATGTAGTCGGAAGAAAGTCAAATGGATCTTTGAAAACACGTTCTGAGCAAAAGACCGCTAAGAACAAGTCTAGTCGTCAGACGCCTAGTGAGGAAACTGAACTGGCAACGTAAAGGATAGACAATGCCTAAACAACTACCGGATCACTTCCCACGTACTATTAGTCAGTATGTGCCAAGCATGGAGATGGCGGCTGACGTCATCAATGGAAGATGGTCGGGGTCGCTCGGTGCTCCGGCGGCTGCTGATGCCGATGGCATCCTCAACGACAAGAGCGCCACAGGGTCGGCCCAGACCTATACTAGTTCCGACTTCGAAACAACTTTTGACGGTGGCTCCTCTTCTCTGACCTCGACGGTTGGGATGCTTGATGCGACCTTTGGACGTTGTTTAACTATGGTCGGTACAGCGGGCTCAAACCATGTCGTAACCGTTACTGGACGCGACTACTTGGGTCAAATAATGTCAGAAGCGATCACTCTAAGTGGTACTAGTACCATCTATGGTGAGAAAGCATTTAAGTATGTCGATACGATTGCGGCTGCTTCTGGTGCTTCTGGCGATACGTTCGATGTTGGTTGGGATGACCGTCTTGGTCTTCCATATGCTGCAAGACGTATCCTTGAGTGGTACGAGGATGATGTGGCCATTGCCGTTGGTGAGGGTCAGATTCCTGTTGTCGCTATTGATTGTGTCTCTGCTGATACAGTCTTCGGTGTGAATAACAACGCTGGTTTTGTTACTCGCATGGATACAGTTGTCAACATCGCTACTCAATCAGGTGCTACTGCGCTCACAGTTGAGATTGGTGGTACTGCTGTTGCGGGTCTAAGTGTTACGATTGCTGCAAGTGCAGCTATTGGTTCACTGGACACTGGATCAGCAACTGATGATCACGGCGCAACTTCGAAGATCGGCTCAAACGCCGCAATCGAAGTTGTTAGTGATGGTGGCACAGCTACTACTGGCACTGCTGATGCACTCATCTCTGTTACTCAGGGTGTGTTCTTCATAGATGCCGATGGTACTACTGCTACTACGACAACTGGCGATCCCCGTGGTACTGTTCAACCTCATACTGCTTGTAATGGCTCTGTGGAATTTGAGGTCGTTGCACAAATCAACGACGCTCAGATGCATGGTGTTGCTCAAGCATAAAGGTTGCGGACCTAACGGAAAGCAATGAAGAGAAGTCGGGGACGGTTCCCCTTCTCGTCCCCGCTTCTCGGAATTGGAAAAGACTATGGCTAAAACTCTCACGCAGCTTGTGACTAGAGTTGAAACACGTCTGTCTATGGTTGCAGGTGTTGGTGTTCAATTCTACTCAGAAGATGCGATTGAAGAGTTTATTCAGACCACCTTCAACACTTTATTCGATAAGGCATTTTGGCCTAGATTTACTACACATGCTTCCACATATACACTAGATGGAACTAATGGAATTGTAACAACAGACTTAACTACTTTGATTAAGAGATTTGAGGATATCAGACACATATTCCCTGATAATTCTAATACTGCACTAACGGAGCTACCATCAACGATTAACGCAAGTACTATAGATGGTACGTCTCCTGTACACTTCTCCTCCAACCCAGATGTATCGAGGATATTTACTATCTGGCCTAAAGCGTCAACTGGTGACATACAAGTTACATATCGTACTAAGCCAGACGACTTTACAAGTACTGACGAAATAGACT